GCTGCTATTTGTACTGCAACTTTTTCATCTAAGACATCTAGCTTTGTTTCCATGCCATCAATAATTCTATTGATAAGTTTCCATATAAAGAAACCTAAACCCAATGCCGCTGCAATAGGAAAACCAACTTCGTTTATAAATGTTACTGCTTGATCCATTAGTCTTGTTTCTGAGACGCTCCAAAATAAAAACTTATAATCGCAGAAGCTAAACCACCGAGGTAGCCTAGAACAAGGTTTATCAATGCCTCTGAGTTTTGCTCAGGAGGCTGGATGGTGACTAAAAATATGTAACCCATAAAACCGCCTACAACAACAATACCCATGATTCTGGCTGTCCAATCTTTAGAAAACTTACCTCTTGCGTCTTGTATATCTGCTGTTTCTAATTTAAAAACATCTACCTTGAGTTCTTTCATTTGAATTTCAAATGCTTGTTCTGCTTTTTTAAGTTCAAGAAGTTGTTCGGGAGTAGCTTCTTGTATCGCTTTATCAATCGCTTTGGGAGTATTAGGAACACCTAATACTTCTGAAATCATTTTAGCCGCCATACCGCCCATTGGACCACCTAGTGCAGTGCCTAAGGTAGGAGCTACTGCTCCGACCACACTTTTTAATATTCCACCTATCTTCATAACATCTCCTAAGGATTAAATTTACCTAACTCAATTAATTTATTTCTATTAACTAAATGTTCTTCTTCTACGTCGCTTTTAGATTGTCCAAAATAAGCAACAGCTAGGTAACTTTCTATCATTTTTTTATTTATATTAACTCCGTCAACTACAACGTTTCCTAAAACTCTTCCATACTTACCTCTTGAATCTTTTACTTCAGTTTGAATAACAACTTTAGCACCTTCTTCAATAGCTTTTTTTAAGAAAGCCCCAGCCATTTTTCCTCTAGCCTTCTCATCCAGGTCACGAGTACGTGACTCGGGAGTATCAATACCATATAGCCTAACACGAGACTTATACAAAATATCAAACCCAAGATCCAACACAACGTCGATAGTATCTCCATCAACCACTCTTTCAACTGTGCAACTATATTCATACATATTAACATTTCCATCTCTTTCTTGCTTGTCTCAACCTAGAATTAGGATTTTTAGCGGCTTTAGGAAACTTTTTCATTTGTCCTGCTGACCTTGCGCAATAAGATTTTCTTCTTTTTGCTGCTTTACTGCCTTTTTTTACTGTTCCTGTTACAGCGGTTTGAAGTTTAGATCCAGGATTTTTCTTCCTATAGGCTTTTACACCCTCAGCCGTCATTCCCGCGCCCGATTTAGTCTTGCGATAGTTAGCCCCTTTTCCGCTCGTAGTGCGTCGTATAGGTTTTTCCTTACGCTTAGTAGCCATTATTTCTTTTTAGGTTTTTTAGCTGTTTTAGCAGAACGTTTAAAATCTGCGGCGGTAGGCGCTCCTTTAGCTCCTTTTTTACGCGGTTTTCTGCCCTCTGCTTTCTTTTTATTAATATAGTAATAAAGACCTCTTTTAGCTGTTCTACCGTCTTTAGTTTTATGTGTTTTTTTACTTGGCATTATTTTTTCCCTTTTGCTTTTTTCTTAGCTGTTGCACTTAGGTCTTTGAAGTGAAATAATCTTTCACTTGTTTTGCCGTGAGATTTACCTGAATGTAAAGTTCCGTTAGGCATTTTATGAGTACCACCTTTATGGGGTCTCCCATCTCTTTTGTAATGTGTTACACCTTTCATCTATACTCCTTTTAACATTTTTATTTTTAATCTTTTCGCTCTATCTCCTACTTGAGTCGCCCATTTAGAATCCATCATTTCTTCTGAAGCTTTTTCCCAATCTGAATCTTGAACAGCTTTTAAGAATTTAACAAACTTACTTAATCTAGGTAATCCTAAATTAAATGCCATATTAGCCAACACACGTTGTCTGGTATCGTTTAAATCCTGCCACCATTCCATATTTCTATTTAATTCATTACAGACTATTTCAATATCATTACTAAGGCATTCTTTAATTCTTTCTTCTGAAACAGGAGTACCAACAGGCTTTCCATATTCTTCATCTTTTTCTAAAACTAGATGACCTACTCCGAACGTAGGGTAGCCAAGGTGGTCTAAATATATTTCGTATTTATATCCTTCGTCTTTTATTAATTCTTCTATTAATTTATCTTTATTCACAGTATTGATATCGTTGTTGCTCCGTTGGTCGAAACCGTAATTTTTCCAAGAAAAGCAGCGCCTTCTACTCCTTGTTTGGTTCCTGTGTAGATGTTTACCCATTTATTTCCAACCCATAGCTGTAATTGTTCGCTTTCTTTATTCCAAATAATATCGCCATCATTAAATAAATTTTCATTTCTTTCTTTAAAGTTTACTGTGTTTGTTCCATCTATATCAACTTTATTTAAACTTAATTCCAGCACCCTGACCAGTCTGTTAAATGTTTCAGGAGAAATTTCTCCAATCGCTATCGGTAATTTTGTTTCAAGTATTTTAGCCATTATCGTCTTCCGTTAGCTTGTACGTTCATTCTAGTGACTCCGATTCTAAAGCCTACACCTAATCTATTTCCGTCTGTGTTGTCGTCATCAGATTCAATTCTTAATGCTGCTTGTCTTGCTCTAAGCCTAGTGTCTATTTTCGTTGTCGTGCTTGTGCAGGTGCTGGTCACATTAGTAGATAAACTTTCTCCAGGAAAATTCCTTTGTTTTAATACTACATTTATTGTTTGACCTGATCCTCCATTTCCTGTAAATTTAACATCAGGGATTACTCTGCTGATAGATTGAAACTCTTCACCCTCTCCTAAATCAAAATCACTAGACTCTATAAACACGTTGTTCATAGGAGTTCCGTCATCATCATTACCAACTTCGTGATCATATAAATAACCTACATAATCTGCATCAGTTAAAGTTGCTACAGGGTTATTAAAAACACCCTCATCAAGCCATGCCGAACGACTAAGTTCTCCGATACTCCATGCATTATCTTCATAGTTATAGACGACATATCTATCGATAGCTGAAGAATTAGATGAACAATAAAACCAGCCTACTTCGTCAAACTCTTTATTTAAAAAAGAAAATGTTTGAAAAGCTTGCTCTTCGTTAATATCACTCAAAACATAATCTTGTACAGTACATGGGAGATCTGACACATTTCCATTATATGTATAGAAACCTTTTTTATCCATCCAAAACACTCCTCTGGGTGTGTTAATCATCGCGTTTGGTGAAATTAATCCAACCCCTTCGTTTACTAAATTTATTGAAAAAACAAAAGGTTGACCAATAAAACTCATCGAATATAAAGAAACATCGGTCCAAATTAATGTTTCTTGTCGGGCTCGTACTGCCCCAATAATTGCAGAACCCGCAGACAACCTAAAAGAGCCTGCTGTATTACTTGATAAAGGTTCCCATTGTGCTGCGTTTTCTTGGTCGCTCCAAGCTATAAATAAAGGATCAGAAGCACCTGTTCTAGCTGTTCCATCCGTGTTTAAAGGATCTGCTCCAAAACAAATAACATGTCTGTCTACGTCGCTTACTAAAACTTGTAATGCCACATTTGGAGCAAGATTAGCTCCACTCAAATCACCTAAAGCAACAGCTCTTTGTGTTGTTCCCGAACTTTCGTCCCAATAAAAGACTCCTCCTCCTCTGGGATTAATTAATAAGTCTTCTCCAAAATTATCATGAGACCAGTTTCGTAATTGACTAGAAGCAGAAATACCACTGACAGATCCAAAAGTTCCAGCCCCCCACGCGCCTGCTCCCCAACCAGAACCTTGAACATAAACATCTAAACCTACGTTAATTTGATAAGCACCATCAACTCCTGAACCGCCATTACCTGAATCACTTGCGTTAGCAGTTACAGCATCTCCGCTAGTATCTTTGGCTATAAACGTATAGGTATTAGTAGAAGGTACTGCTGTAATTTGATATTCCTGATTTAGAACAGCAGCAGTTATAACACCACCTAAAGAAACAGCACCAGCAATAGTAACAAAGTCATTTTCTACCGCCCCATGGCTTGAATCGGTAGCTGTGATGATTGATGAACCATTTGTTGCAGCAAAAGTAATGCCGTTTGTGGTTGTTGCTCGAATAGGGGTGATGTCTTGATAATTATCCCCTTCCTTAATGTAATATTTCCAAGTTGTACCTAAACCAAGGTACGATGTGAGTTGGACATCTACCCACGCATGTAAAGCGCGACAAGTAGCAAGAAAAGTATTGTTAGAAGATTTGACCCATCCTCCTATTTTTTCAGGCAGCCCTTTTCGAAACCTAACTAAATTAGAATCAAACCACCCATTTTCATTAGAATAATCAGTGCCTTCTTTGTTAATTCCAGGTCTAAATTCAAATCTTTGTAAGGGCATTAGTCATTTTAAAATAATTGATCAGCTAAAATAGCTCCCGTACTTAATAAAAGTGTAACTAAAGTAGCTATTACAAATAACTCAAGACGTTTTATTCGATGAATAGTTTCGAGCCAACGTTCGGTACAAACTGCTTCGTGTCTTTCTATATGTGCGGCTACTTCCATTACGGTTCTTTTAGGCATTACTTTCCATTTAAAACAGGTTCTTGAATCACTTCTAAGGTACTTTGATAGCCAACTAAAGCTGTAACTCTAATATCTAATTGATATTGTAGTTGAGCCATTTGCTCTCTAAGGTTTTGAATCTCTT